CCCAAGTCCGGTATATATTCCGGATAAATTTAAGGTAGTTCCTGATAGTCCGGCATCTGAGGTTATCGTTCCAGCGGTAAAATCTGCGATCACATCGACATCTGCGGCCATTACCCAATTTCCATCGGCTGCGGTATTACTTGAAACAAAGCCAGCCGCGCCTGAATAAAAATTCCCAAGTCCGGTATATATTCCGGATAAATTTAAGGTAGTTCCTGATAGAGCTCCGGTTAATACTGTGGTTCCGGCATTTGTAAAAATTGCGCCAGAATTTAATGTAAGAGTTGCTCCGGTATAAAAAGTCATAGCGGATCCGCCTTTTTCTTTACATATACTCACATTGCAAACAGCGCTGGAAAGAATTGGCATTAAAGCAAAGACGAATAAAATTATTAAAAACATCGACATTTTAGGGAGTATTTTAAATATTGTGGAAATTATATTTGAGTTTTTCATTTTCAACCTCGGTTTACAAAGATTATCCGGCCCAATTAAGGGCCGGATATTGTTAATTTTAATTCTATTTACTTCTTAAGCTGTTCCCTCAGCAGGTCTTACATGCTGTTCTGAATCGATAATGTCATCATTTTCGGTTATCGGCAATTTCTTTGCGCCAAATTTAAAAGCAGTAACGGTATCAATTTCCACATCTGCGATTGATGTAGTAACTGTTACTTTTAAATATCTTTCTTCGGGATTTTTTATTTCAACAAGGATGATTCCTTGAGCATCAGTATCAGCTGATGATGCCACGCTTCTGCCTAAAAGATCAGCATAACTGCCGGCTTCTGAATCGCATTGAGAAACTTTAACCGTAGCTATTCCACCGGTATCTATAGCTCCGAATGAAATGGAAAATAAAACGCTCTCAAATCCCGCCATATCAACGGCATCTGAAAGATTGGCGGCTTGACCAGCCGCTACGCTTTCCATAATTCTATCTACTTCAACATTTTTTAATAAACCTTCAATCATTTTTTTTTACCTTTTATCCTTATATATTTTGTTCCGCGCCTATCTTTCAAGGCGCGGTAGTTTAAATATTATCTTTAAGTTCCAAGTTTTACGCGAGCAAACGGCTCTTCAAATATTGGCATACCATCAGTTTCTTTTCTAACAACATAAACAATCTTGTTTGATAAAGCCAATAATTCTTGTAAAACTTGAATACTGATTCCCAATGCATCGGCTATTTGATAAAACTTAAAATCTCCAAGGATTCCGACAATTGAACTGGCGGATATCGTATTTGGAGCATATTCGCTCATTTTAAGCGGCCGGCCAAGAAGCACATCAGGCGCTCCTACTTGAGTTGATGGCTGCCATTCATACTTTCCGGAGCCATCGACCAAAAGGTCAATAAGAGAAACAATATCACGATGCATAATCCAAGTTGCGTTTTTTAAATATTGTGATTTTAAAGACCATTTGCAAGCCTTTAAACCTTTCATCGTAGGAGTAAGCGCTGAATTATCGCTAACAACATCTCTCGAAGAAGATATCCCGTTATCATTTACAGTGAATACTCCGAGAGGTTTTCCATTTCCATCGCCGTTCATAAAATTATTTTCTTCCGGAACCGCAACTTTATACGCCAATCTTTCCGCAACAAAGTTGGCTATATTCGGAACATTTCTAACCATTTTCATTGAAACAGCAATATACTTTGACAATAAATGCGGTTTTAAATCACGTTTTCCTACTGACATTGTGGTATCTTCGCTTATTGAACCAATTTCTGCGGTCCAATCTGCATCGGCCGGATTATTTTCAAGCGTAGGGCAGCCTAAACTTTCAGCTGATCCTATTTGAATAACATCAGCTAATCCGCGGAAAAATTGTAAATCATCCAATTTTTTCCAGAATTTAGATTGAACAGGAGGAGGCGCGATATATCCTCCGGTTGTTTCGCTCGATAGATTTAAAGTGCGAAGTTCGCCAGGGCCTCGATCCATTAAATAACTTCTAAAAGCCGCTGAATGTTCTTCGGTTTTGCGAGATTCTTCTTCTGATGTGTTTGGAGCAACAATTCTACCCTCAACTTTCTTAAATTCTTTCTCTGCATTTAATTGTTTTTCCATCGTATCAGCATCGGTCTTTAATTCCATAGCATCTGCCATTATTCTGGAATGTTTATCTTTTTCTTCTGCAGTTAATTTTCTATTTTCTTTTGCGGCCGGTTCAATTACTTTTCTCGCTTCCTGAATAAGTTTATAACCAGCTACTTTTTTTTCTGTTATTAATTTTTCCATAATTTTAAAACCCCTTTTATTTAAAGTTAAATTCTATTTCTAATTCATCCATTTTGCAATTAATTACATCTAAATCATCTGAGTGCGTTTCCTGCGGCTCTGTTGATTTTTGCTGTCCTGTTTCCGGATTGCTTTTGCTTTTATCTTTCGGCTTATCATTACTGCCGGTTAATTCCGCGCCACAATCAGGGCATTTTATTAACTTACATGCTTCACCAGCATCTTTACTTTCCGAATATCCGCATTCAGGACAAATACAATATTTCCAAGTAGCGGCTCTTTCTTCTTTTAATTTATCAGAGTGCGTTTCTTGCGGCTCTGTTGGTTTTTCGGAGTGCTCTGTTTGCGGCTCCGCTTTAATTTGCTCTGCTATATTTGTAACATATTTTTTTAAGTTACGCAAGTCCTTATCTTTCAAAGCGATATTATTTTTTAATTTTATCAGTGCCGGTAGCACTTCTTTTTCCTCTGTTTTTGAATAAAATAAATTACTGCGAATCCCTGCTTCTGTTGATGGGTACCATGGAAAAGTTACCGGAGAAATATCAAATAATTTAACTTCCAAAAGTCCGCGGATAACTCCATCGTCTTTTTCTTCCCAACTTTGTTTTATTACTTGAAAACCAAAAGAAGATTGATTAACATCACCGCGTTTAATAAGCGCGAACACATCACGGCCTTGCTGTGTATCCGGCGGAGTGATCTCATACCATAACCCTGTTTTATCCTCTTTTAATTCTAAGGTTCCGTTTTTCTTACGGCCCAAAACAAAGTCAGGATTATGATTAAATAAAGCTCTAATGTCAGCTTCTTTTATTGTTTTTGCAAACGCGCCAGGCGCAATAAATTCTCTAAAGCCGTAATATTCCGGAGATAAATCATTAAATTTAGCGGCATAACCTACAATCTTTTTGCCATCATCTGAAATACGGAACTCTGTTTTTGAAACAAATCTTTGCTCTATATTATTTTTATCAGAGTTTTTTAAATCTTCGATATTTTTTTTATTTGGCATCGTTTTCTCCTTTGCCTACTTTTGCTATCGGCGCATAGTTTAAAGGTATATAATACTCATTTCCTTTACCATTTGGCAAGTCATTCATATCTTCTAAGCGGCGGATTTCATTTGCAGACATCCATCCATCCATTTTTGCAATATGATAACCATTGAAGCGTGTTTCTGTATCTCCCCTCAATAAACCCTGTAAAATATGTTTAGGATAGTGCGTTAAAAATTCATCATCAGTGAATAATTTGGTTTGAAATTCCTGCTCAAAATTTATTGTATAAGGAAGAATAGAATCCGTAACAGTTTCCATGCTTTGATGTTCGATATTATTATTTGTGGCTTTTTCCAAATCTTGTATTTTATGTAAAGGTATGCCAAAAAACCGCGCAATTTCTTGATTACTAAATTTCCTGCTCGCCAAAAGTTGCGCATCCTGCGGAGATATTGAAATAGCTTTAAATGTCATCCCTTCTTCAAGAATAGCTATTCTATGCGCCTGAGGTATTCCTTTGTGAGTATCTTCCCAACTTTTTCGTATTCGATCATGTGCTGGATCAGATAAACCTAAATTTTTTGTGCCTGGATGTTCCAAAACTCCGGAAAGTTGTGATCCATTTTTAAAAAAAGTACCTGCGGAATTTTGACATGCTAAAGCTAAACCTAATACTTCCCGCGCGGCCGAGATTACTGACAATCCGATAATGCCATCATTTGATAATCCTTTTAAATGAATCATTTGATGTGGAGCCAATATAACATCATCGCCGCCATTTGGCATTGTTACTTTATATCTTAATAATTTCTTTTCATTCCTAAAAGGTGTAACTCTTGAATTTGTTATAGGCCAAAGTGCGACAGGTTCGCCCATATAATTTCTTTGAATTTCTGCATAATGATTTCCATGCAGACAAACATCAACCATTATTAAAGAGCGCCATGTGTATGCTGTCATTTCTGAATTTGGTTTTAAATATAGGATTTTATAAAGTGGATGGTTATAATCAGGTTCTTTTCCGGCATCTGTTTTTTTAAAAACTTTCAACGGCAAGGCTGCCATTGTTCTCGCGAGGAATTGTGTTGCTGCCCAAACTGCGCTCAAATTTAATACTGTAGCTGTTGTTACTGTTTCTCCGGTATTAGATATCCCTCCACCAAAATACTTATTATCATCCATCCAATCTTTCCATATTATAGATCGGATTTTTTTTAATATTTTCTTCCGGAAAGTTTTTATCATTAAGTTGTCCTAATTCCGCGCTTATTATATACACTACCAGAAAACCCATCGTAACGCAAGGCTCGTTCTAATCCTATAATAATTCCAACCACGCCGTCAATCCTTGCGGTTGTTTTTTTCTTTATCGGCTTTATATTTCCTGGCACATCTTCCTGCACTGCCGTATTTGAAACCATCCATCTTAAAACTGGATTTGCTTCATGTTCTATTATTTTTTTTAAAACTAAATATTCAAGATGTTTAGTCGGAGGCGACAATGTAAGCATACCCTGGCGGACCGGAATCATTTCCATCCTTTTATTTTCTAAAAGCTGGATAATTTCTGTGGCATTATACGGATCATAGCCGCATTCTTGAATATCAAATATTTCATTATCAGACAAAATATCTTCTCGGATTTGAGCGTAATTAATAACATTACCTTCTGTTAAAGTTAAAAACCCATCATCTGCCCATTGTTGATAAGCTATGGCATCTGCTTCTTCGCGTTCTTCTATATTTTCTCTTGGCAAATAAAATCTTGGAATAACTGCATAACCATCCGGCTTTTTAAAAACTTTTACCACTGCGCTTAAATCTGTTGTTGAGCTTAAATCTATTCCCATAAAACATGGGTATTGCCTTAAATCTTCAATATCTAAAATTGTTTCGCAGGCATCCCATTTTTTTAAATTCAACCAAACTGTTGATTGTTGTGTCCATAAATTTAAATGCAATCTTTTAAAATTATTTTGTTTTCGCGGGATCCGTTTTATTTTATCAAAATCTTTTTGGAATTTTTCAATTCCTAAAATCTTCATATTTGGATTTGCTTCGATCCATGTTTCTTTTCTCCGCCAGTTCTTTTTTGGATCTGCGGCATAAATACACACCAGTTGTTCTTCATCAACCTTTTCATCTTTTAAAACTTTTAATGCATCTTGATGATATTCCCAACAGACCGATGTCCTATCAAAACCGGCGGTTGTAATAAAGAAAAATACAGGCTGCTCCCGCGCATAGGTAGATCCTTGTGTTAGCATATCTATCAAATCCGGCGTTTTATGTTCATGGACTTCATCGATTATAATTGCGTGAGGATTTATTCCGGATTTATTTGCGACATCGGCGCTTAAAGCGGATAATGAAGAATTTGTGGAAGGAACTGATATAACTTTTTTACCTGGAACTGCAAACTTTTTTAAGCGCGGTGATGCATCCAGCATTGTTTTAGCGGAATTATAAACTATTCTGGCTTGATCTTTATCTACTGCCGCGCAATATATCTCCGCGCCTGGCTCATTGTCAGCTATCAAAAGTTCTAACGCCAGTCCGGATGCTAATGCGGATTTTCCATTTTTCTTTGGTATCTCAACCCAAATACTGCGGAATCTTCGGAGTCCATCTTTTTTTCTTTTCCAACCAAACAGCGGTTTTATTATTTCATTAACCTGCCATTTTGAAAGTTTAAAAGGTTGCCCTGCCCATTTTCCTTTTACATGGATAAGATAATCTTTAAAAAATTTTACAGCTCTATTTGCTGCTGCTTTATCATAATAATATTTGCCGCCGCAAGTTGTGATTTTATGTATTTTATGCACACAAATAAATCCTATTATTTTTTCTTTTTTTTGTTAAATAAAAAAGCTGCATCCGGATCATCCTTCGCGCCGGTTGAAACACGGCTTCGGCTTGAAGGTGTAAATCCTAATTCAGCCGCGTATTTAACCATGGCCGCTTGCCAGTTCCTAGCCATTGCTACAAATGGAGATTGTTGAAATGATCCATTTGGCGTTTTTATTATAAGTTTAGCCTTAATTTTGATTTGGTTATCCGCCATTAGCCATCGAGAAAATGCTACACAATAAGCGGCCAAGGTTGTCATGTCTACTGTAGTAATAAATTCTTTAACTTCCGGCCAAACTCTTAACCATTCAGCCTTTGCTACATCATCAAGAAATGGAGGAGGCGATTTAGATAAAATCTTAAAAGTGGGCTCATTTAGGTTGATTCTGCACTTTTGAGCGCCTTCTAAAATCTTCTGTTTTGTTGGTTTTGGCTTACGGCCCATAGGTTTTGACCCCCTATCGATAATTTTGCACGCACGCGCGTGAAGG